TGTTTGATTATGTTCATTTGATTCCCTTTAGATATGAACAACACAGCAAGAGCGCTGTCCATTGAGGTCTAATAGACCCCAACAGACAAAAAACTTAATAATTTTTAGGTTGAGTAGCTACTAAGAACAGGTCACGTAATGACAAGTCATTAGCGTAAGCAGTACAACCGTGAAACGTAGTCATCCAGAACCCACACACAGGTGAGTGAGACAACATGTAACCACGACGTAAACAAACAAACAAGAGAACAGAACGCATGATAATCTCCTTAGTACATGCAACACAGCAAGAGCGCTGTCCAAAGGCCAAAGCCTTCAGGCAAGGTTCTTAACCAGTAATGAGTGCAACATACTCAGAGTAGGGGTCAGACACAGGGCAATAGTCAGCCCAAACACGGTAGTCGTTAGCAGGATCAGAGGCATTGCGCCAGACAGCATACGCCTCAGCAAGAGACGAATCAACAAAGGCAGCAACAAACACCTCAGCACCAGAGGCAGAGACAGCAAAGACCTCGTAACCAACAGAGTTAGCAAGAGAAGAAGGAACAGACATAGCAGACTCCAAAAGCGCAAACAAAGGAAGCCAGCAGCACCAGCGCCACAGCGCAGCTGACAGGAGCGACACCACACAGGCAACGAACACGACACAGGGGGGTCACGAACGACAACAGGGGGTAATCAGCAAACCTATGATTCTTTTTCACACACAAAGAAACCTTACCCATAGACTTTTCCCACCAGACTTTCCCCCAGACATAATCCAAAATATTACATTTTAAAATATTAAACATAGTATTACTAGTCGGTTCCTATTAGGAAAAAACATTTAAGAGAAAATAATGGACACAAAAATTAGTAACGCACAGAGGCTGGAAGCGTTAAGAGAACTTAAGCGTAGAGAAAAAGAAAAAGAATACTCAAGTGACTTTGAGACATTTGCTCGAGAACAGATCTTAATTCTTCCCAAAGACTCCCGAGAGGGGTTTAAACCTTTTGTTTTCAATGAAGCCCAACATATTGTGAATGATGCTATTGAGGCTCAGTTAAAAGAGACTGGTAAAGTCCGGGTTATCATTCTTAAAGCCCGTCAGATGGGTTTATCTACGTATTCTGCTTCAAGGGTATTCTGGAAGAGTTACTTTAACAAGTACAATAAGTCTGTAGTTATGGCGCATGATAGTGCTACCTCAGACGCTCTCTTCACAATGTCAAGAAATATTATTGCGAATATGCCTGAGCAGTTCAGACCTGAACTTAAGAAGTCTAACGCAAAAGAGATTATGTTTGAGCATAACGACTCAGGATACAGGCTGTATACGGCTGGTTCTCCAGAAGCGGGTAGGGGTATTACTCCAACAATAGCTCATTTGTCAGAAGTAGCTTTTTGGTTACATGATGAAAAGATTCTTGCTGGACTCTTTCAAGGAATCTCTCAGGCAGATGGCACCGAGGTTATTCTCGAGAGTACAGCTAACGGTGTAGGAAATAGTTTTCACAGACTTTGGAAGGGAGCAGTAGATGGTTCTAATGAATATATCCCTATCTTTGTTCCTTGGTTTCTTATGTCTGAGTATAGGCGTAAGGCTCCTCCTAGTTTTGAAAGAACGGATGAAGAAGAAGTTCTTGTTACCCGATTTAAGTTGGATGATGATCAACTGTATTGGAGAAGGCTTAAGATTGCCGAGGGTGGTCTAGATAAGTTTAAACAAGAGTACCCCGCGACTCCTGAAGAAGCATTTATTGTTTCAGGGTCTAATGTATTTAACATAGAGAAGCTCTCAGCTTTAATTCCTCAACCCATCCTAGCTCAAAGAGAATTTAACTTTGAGAGTCAAATGATGGAGGATGTGAGGAATGGTTCTATAGAGATCTTTAAGTATCCTACCTTTGAGGATGCCTTTGCGATAGGTGCTGACGTAAGTCTGGGTGTAGGTAAAGACCACTCTGCAGCTATTGTTATAAATAAAAATAGAGAAATTTGTGCAGTATACAGAAACAATCATATTGATCCCTCTAAGTTTGGTGATCTTTTGTTTTATCTCGGTCGCTATTACAACAATGCTCTCCTAGCTGTAGAGTCAAACTCGATGGGTATAGCTACATTAAATAGACTAATCCAAATGGGTTATGTTAATATGTACTATCAGACTAAGATGGCTAACGTCTCTAAAGAAGAAGGTAGCCGTATAGGTTGGAGAACAACAACGTCCTCTAAGCCAGCCATTATTGGATTTTTAAAGAATGCCATTGAACAAGAAGAAATATGGATCCCCTCAAGGATAGTCATAGGGGAATTAATGAATTATATAGCGGATGACTCAGGTCGTACTAATGCTATTGTAGGTCATAATGATGATACAGTTATTGCTTTAGCTATAGCCCTAGAAGTAATAAGGACACACGGAGATAGGCTAACAACAAATAATGTTCCTTTTACACAAAAGATAGGGAACTTTCAACAATCAGAAACCACATGGATTTAAATAAAAGGAATTAACATGGCACAAATTAGACTCGGTTCAACTTATAAGAGTGACCCTTACACACTATCAGCATTAGCTTCAACAGGCGTTCCTGTTGTTATCCCTTCAAGCGGTACTATTGCCACAGCAGGTACTGTTACTTTAACTACAGCTCTTCCTACAACTTATTCTGGCGGTGCTTGGATGTACTTCCCTGCTACTGCTTTTGCTGGAACTGTTGCTGCTGGTTTATTTTGGGTAGTAATGAGTTCAACTACAGCTGGTACTGTGTATCAGACTAGTGTTGTTCCTGCTTCACCCTTTGAAGCCTTTGTTCCTACTGAGACATTAGTTGCAGTAGTAGGTAGCAATTCAGGTTATACTCAAACTACTTCTTCTGACTTAGTTATGTTACGTACTACAGTTCCAGGTGGACTAATGGGTCCATCAGGTGAAGTAAATTATCATTTGCTCTTTACTACTAATGCTACTGCTAATACTAAAACAGTTAAAGTTACTTTTGGTGGAACAGATATTCACTCTGCTAGTTTGTCTAGTAACACTTCAACTGTTATTGATAAACAAATTGTTAACCGTGGTTCAACTGCACGCCAAGTAGCTAATCCTTTAGCTGCTTTAGGTCATGGTTCATCTGCTACTGCATCTTTGTATCCAACTGTTGATACTAACAGTGACTTTGATATTGTTGTTACTAACAATTTAGGTACTGCTACTGACTTTGTTGTCTTAGAGTCTGCAAACATTATTGCTATTGAAGGATAAACATGGCTAAGCAAGGATTGTACGATAACATCCATGCTAAGAAAGAGCGCATCAAAAAAGGTTCTGGTGAGAAAATGAGAAAGCCAGGAACCAAGGGTGCGCCCTCCAGCAAAGCATTTAAAGACTCTGCTAAGACAGTTAAGAAGGGTAAGTAATGGAAAAAGATCCTAGACTAAAAAGAGCTGGGGTGTCTGGTTTTAATAAGCCAAAAAGAACTCCCAACCATCCTACTAAGAGTCACATTGTTGTGGCTAAGAGTGGAGACACCATTAAGACTATTCGCTTTGGTGCTCAAGGTGTTGTAGGTAGCCCTGATGGGTCAAAGCGGAATGAAGCCTTTAAAGCAAGACATGCAGCCAATATAGCTAAGGGACCTTTGTCTGCGGCATACTGGGCTAATAAGGTTAAATGGTAAACATATATGGCAATAGATTTAAGATTAACGGAAAAAGAAAAGAAACAAATGGGTTCTTTTGTTAAACCAACACCACAAGGTAAACTCATTAACCAAAAAGAAAAGGTTAAAGAGTTTCAGGATAACGTGAACTTGGCTATTCGTAGTCAACCACAAAAGTAAAGAATATCCCTTGTGTCCTATCCGTTGGCTACTCATGGCAGGGATGATAGTAGTAGCACTAATAACAGGTCATTGTAGACCTTTGATTGATTGAATGTACAACCCAAGAAAGGTTTACAATGAGCGATAAACAACCTATCCCGCACTTCCAGCCTGATAGATATAAAGAGCCAGTAGGCGATAATGAACTACTGGCAATGATTGAACAAGGTATTACTAACTCTGTAGGTGACTTTTTGAATAGTAGCGACTTAGCTCGTGAACGTCAGAAGGCTACTTATGAGTATGGTATGATGCCTATGTTCCACTTAGTTCCACAGGGTGTTTCTCAGATTGTTTCCTCAGACACTGTAGAAGCTATTGAGGGTTACACAGCTATCTTAGCTGAATTGATGTTTAACAACAACAGGCTAGCCCGATTTATCCCCGCTGGATCCTCCCCTAAAAATTTTCATGAGGCAAAAGTAGCCTCAGACCTAGTTAACTACTCTATATTTAAACAGAATAACGGGTGGGAAATCTTAAATACTTGGGTTAAGTCAGCTCTCCTATGGAAGAATAGTATTATTCGGTGGGAGTTTATTGAAGACTTTGACTATACTTTTGAAGAGTATGATGAGATTGAACAAGCTAACTTAGATATTCTTTTGTCTGAAGAAGACATTGAAGTGTTAGGTGAACTCAAATATAAACAAGAGTTAGACACAGATGAACAGGGTAACTCCTTTTACAAGACAATCTATGAGAATGTACGTCTACGTAGAAAGCATAATAAGACCCGTATTAACATTAAGAATGTACACCCAGAATGTTTCCGTATAACTAGAGATGCACATACTCTAGATGACGCTTCATTTGTGGGTATCCAGATTGATATGACTCGATCTGAGATCAGAAAGTTTTTCCCTGATATAGCAGAGAACATTGACTGGGATACGATTGGCGATGGTTCGTATGATTGGGCAACCAAGTATACAGAAGAACAAGCTGCTCGTAAGCGTCTTGTCGGTGAAGAGTACTGGCTAGGGGGGAATTCACGAGAGTTATTCCCGTCAGAAGCTAACAGACAGATAACAGTTATCGAGTGTTGGTTACGTGTAGATAGAGACGGAGATGGTTTGGCTGAAATGAAACACTTCATTATTGCTGGCTCAACTATTCTCTTAGAAGAAGACTGTGACTGTGTACCCTTAGCGACTCTTTGTCCTTTTGAAGTACCTCACGAATTCTTTGGTTTATCAGTTGCTGACATGATTCGTCCATCTACATTAGCTACTACAGCTATTCTACGTGGCTTTGTTGAGAACGTATATCTCACGAACTATTCTCCTAAACTAGCTGACCCTAATGTAGTAGACTTTAGTGCGCTTCAAAACATGAAGCCTAAACAGATTATTGCTACTAACGGTTCACCAATGAATGCGGTGTCTCCTTTAGCTCCTGACACTATCAGTACAGGTACAGTGCCTTTACTTGAGATATTGCAGACTCATAAAGAGCAAGCAACAGGTATGTCTAAAGCGGCTCAAGGTCTTAACGATACTCTTTATGTATCAGGTAACAGTGAAGAGAAGATGAGCAGAGCTATGTCTGCAGCTCAAGTGCGTATTCAATACATGGCACGTAGGTTTGCTGAAACAGGCTTTAAACGTTTAATTGAGGGTATCTATAAAACTCTTCGTGACAAAATGCGTGGTAAAACCATGCACTACTACGATCAGAACGATATCTTTAAGTCTATTGACCCAGGAACTTTACCTTCAAACCTTTTGTTATACATTGATGTTGATGTGGGTGAGAACTCAAATCAGAACATTGTTAAGAAGATGGCTCTGGTTGGTCAACAGTTAATCCCTGCTCTACAGTCTGCTGGAGCGGGTGGCGCAGTTAATCCTGAAGCCGCAGTACATATCGCATGTAAGACTCTTGAGGCTCTAGACTTAGACCCATTAGACTTCCTTGTTGATTACACTGATCCTAAGTTTAAAGAGAAAGCATTGGCTGATCGCAATGCACAAATTCAAGCTCAAGAGAAACAGAAACAAATGGAAGAACAAGCTAAAATGCTTGATCTAGGCCAGCGCCAAGCAACCTTAGATCTTACTAACGTACAGACTAAGAATGCAATGCAAGACAACACAAAACAACTTATGGTTGCTCTTGATAAATCATATCAAGAGTGGGGCAAGATTTATATTCAAGCCGCTAAAGAAGGTGTACAACCTCCTCCACAACCAGACATTAAACAACTCTTGTCACTCGCTAAAGGATTTATCGATGGTGACATTCATGCAGACGCTTCTCGCCCACAAGGTGGAGCGCTAATGCCGCAAGTAAACGGCCCAGCTGCTGAAATGAGTGAAACAGCTAAACAATTAGCTTAACAAACAGAGTCTTACTCTTAGGAGTAAGTTCTCTTAATACACAGAGAATATGGAAAAATACAAAGAAGGCTTTCAGAAGAGAGTAAAGCCAACAATGAACCATGATACTGGAGAATATAAGGTAGAACCATTTAGGGATGCTCAGGTAGCCCTAGTGAAAAGCCAATTCACAGTACGTGAACGCGAACAATTCTTTAACGAAGCGTATGCCGAGATCCTTGCTGATCTCTTTACAGCTTGGTTAAAGACAGAACCTCACTGTTCTAAAGAACGTGAGTTCCTATATCATACAGCTATGGCATTAGGAAGCGTAAAAGAGAAGCTAGTAGGTATCGAGCAATACGGTGCTAACATGCAATTTATCAATCAACAAAAGCAGTCCCAAGAAGAGGGCAATGAAACAAATGAGTAATTACGATAAAGCACAGGAAGTACTAATTCGATCACGAGAAGAAGTATTAAGAGAACTTGTACGAGCAGGAGAGAGTGGAGGAACAGGTCTGGCACAACGCTATGCACCTATCTTTGCTAATCTACAAAATGCTATTGAAGCAATTGATCGTATAAAGACCAGTAAAGGGAAAACAACTAATGAAATACCTTTTGCTGAAAAGATGAAAGCTGCTAAAGCAGCAAAGAAAGCCGCTCTAGTAGCAGCTTAAACAGACACAAAGGAAATAATATATGGATTTACCACATCTCTCTACCAACACCCCTGCCTCACAAGTGAGCAGTCAGGGTTTTGATGACGGAAGTGTAAGTGCAGATTTGGAAGTTAAAAGTCTTGATGACATTCTAAAAAATAGTCCAGCAGCTAAACTGCTTGGATTAAAAGAAGAATCTCTACCAACAGAAGACAACAGCGTCCCAAATCCAGATGAATCGTCGGCAGAAGAAGAACAA